CGCACACGGGTGACGAAGGCCCACTTCGCGTCGGCCGACAAGGTGCGGTTGCCCCACAGGCGGAAGCCGTCATCGCGAATGATGGTGGCGATATTGGCGTTGTTGAGCAGGTTGGCCCGGCAGGTTTCGTCACCGTCGAGGAATTCGATCGGGCGACCGGTGCCGGTGATACCGACGAACTCCTTGTTCGATGGCGAGGCCCAGAAGCCGTACTCCGCGTCAGTCCAGGCGAACAGCCCAGCCACATACGCCGAGCCTGGTGCATCGACCGTGGCGTTTTTGCTGGTGTCCCAGTACTGCACACCCGGATCGACCATATAGGCGCGCTTGGCGCCGAACTCGCCGGCGTAGGCGATGACCGCTTCATCGGTGGTGTTGGGGCCGTCGATGATGGCAATTGCGCGCAGTTTGTCAGCTAGCGCCACCAGTGCAGTAGCGACCGCCTGGGTCGCGCTGTGCTTGGGGGTGACCAGCAGGCGCGGCTGGGCGTTGAAGCGGCTTTTACCGTCGAGAAGCGCCTGCAGGCCGGTCCGCTTGCCGTCCGCCAAGGTGCCGCCGATGATCGCCGAAGTCTGCTCGGCCGCGTCCTCGAGCTTGGCCACGCCGCAGGCGACAATCACCGCCTTGGCACGGGTGAAGACAGCTTGGCAAGCCTTGGTGACTGCCGCGTCAGGGCCGAACGCGGCAATCGCCTCGCGCTCGCTGGTGATCAGCATCAGGTCATTAGGCTGCGCGGCGAGCGCTGGCGCCGGGGTGAAGGTGTCGACCAAACCAATGATCGAGGACGACGGCAAGGCAATAGTACGCGCGCCGGTGTCGACGTTTGTTACGGTAACGCCGTGAAAGAAGCCAGACATAGATTCTCCAGATATGAAAAGGCCCCGCGTCAGCGAGGCCATTAGGGGTACAGCAGAAAAGAAAACGCCCCGTCGGTGGGGGCGTTATTGGGATTGGTCGGCGATCCAGGGCGGGGCAACCGGCCTGTGCTCGACAACGGGGAATTGGTCTGACTGAGGCCAGTCGCGCAGATCCTGCAGGTAGCCCAACAGCTCGGCGAACTGGTCGGCTGACAGGGTGGTTTCGCGCTCAAGGTCCTGCTCGTCGCGATGACGGTCACGCAGCCACTGCCGGACGGCCAGTTCGCTGTCACGCCATTGCCGCTCAGACTCCTGCAGCGCGCCTTGTGGTGTTACAGCTTTGGTAAAGGCTCCATTCGCGTATAACCATCCCGGCAATACCTGAGCGATGCAGCCGTACCACTCAAGGTCGGGGTGATAACGCCCCTCTGGGTCGACGTCAGTTGTTTCCAACACGACGCCATCCTGGACAAGTGCCCACATAAGTCATTTTCCTAGTAAGTAATAAATACGCAGCCATCTGCGCCGGCCTGGGATCGGGTTTTAGCCCTACCGCCGCCGCCCATGCCTGGCTGGGTCAAGGTGGACGTATCCATAGCCGCAGCGGTGCTTTCCCCACCACCGCCAGCGCCTCCCCAGTTTGCGCTGCCTGCTGAGTTGCGCACCGGGGCCGACCCCATGCCTAAGCCGGCGTTGAAATCACCACCGACCCCTGCACCACTCACTGAACCCGAATTTGGATAGCCGCCCGCGCCACCGGTAGCCGAGCAAAACGAACCAAATGAGGAAGCTCTGCCAGCATTACCGTTCGCGCCTTCAGTTGTAACGTAAGCGCCTCCCGCCCCCACTGTTATAGTGATATCGCTACCTGGCGTTACCTGACAAAGACGCTTACTAATTCCACCGCCCCCGCCACCGCCTGGCCCAGTCGTTGCAGACCCATCCCAGCCAAAGGCACCACTGCCACCACCGCCCCGAACCTCTACATCAACCTTGTACACGCCAGCAGGGACAGTCCATTGGTAGACGCCTACCGATCTGTAATAAGCCTTCCCCCGGTACGGCAAGTTTCGATCTGTGACCACAAGCTCCCAAACAGACCAAACGCCCGCTGTGTTCTTTGTGCGCGCAAACGACAAAGGCGTGATGCTGCCGATCAACGAATCCCAACGCTGCGTGGCCATTTTGCTGCTGCCACGTTCGATATGCTCAAGCGTGCCATTGGGGACCTGCCCGACCCCAACCAGTGCCGGATACTCGGGCTTTGTACCTGTGGTGCCGGCACTGACCATGTAGAGGCCACTCACGGTAATGGCATCAATATCGCCCGTGAAATTTACCGCCGACGCGCCCCAGCCAAATGAGCCAACCGTGAGCATTGCGCCTGGCGTTACATCAGTTGCGCTCGTCTGCTTAGGCGTGTTGGAGGCGTCCCAGATCAGCGACCACAAGGACCAGGTTGCGTAGAAAGAGCGGATATAGCTGAGCCCAGTGCCCCGCACGGTGTATATCTGGGTTACTACCGACGTTCCGGCCGTCAGCACCAGCAAGGTGCCCGCCAATGGCACTGGGTAGTTCAGCGCCAACGTGGCATTGCCGTTGGACGCCTGACCGTATGATCCGCCACCCTTCATGGTGTTCAGGTCAACCCCTACACCAAGGCTGTAGGCCGTGGATTGCGGCCCAAAGCCCGCCGATCCCAAAGCACGCATCACGAAAGCGGTGTTAGCAATGGAGGTGTCGTTATCATCCACTGCAGGGGTAGGCGTCCTGGGATCGCCAGTGAATACCGGGCTATCCAGCGGCGCTTCAATCCGCCAAGCTGAAAACTCACCGGCTCCAGACATGCTGCGCACCGCTTGAAGAGGGACGCTGCCCGCTGTCGACATGACCGTTGTAAGAGTTTGTGTCAGATACATGCCGGCGTAGGTAACACCGCCCACAACCATGTTGTACCGCCGATTATTGGCCCATCCTTCAGGCAGATTGATAAGCCCGGCGATAGGCGTGATGTAATTACCCGCGATCAGATACTTGTTCATATCGACCTCGCCGGTACTCATTGCATTGCCCAAGCCGAACGAGCCAACTTGCAACATGGCACCAGTCGACACGTCGGTCGCACTGGTTTGCTTGGGCGTGTCTGCGCCATTCCAAATAGGCACCCATGCTTTCCAAGTACCCGAATCGCAGCGTCGGAAAAAGAGACGGTCATAAATCCGATCAATCAGCAGTTGAACCTCACTGCGCGACGGGCCGTCGGTGTAGCTCATGTGCAGCACTTGCGACCCTTGAGGCACAGCAGGCGTCACCGTAGGCAGTCCGCCCACAGTCGTGCTGCCGACGCTATACAGGCCGCCGTATTCGATACTGTCGAGACTGCCTGACACGACGGGTGAGCTACCCCCAATACCAAACAATGCCATTGCCGATCGTACAAAGGCCGTGCTAGCTGCAGACGTATCATTGTCGGTCGCTGCAACTGTAGGCACCTTAGGGTCACCGGTGAAGTTGGGACTCTCAAGCGGCGCCTTTAGGGCCAACGCTTGGTCTATCTGGGCCTTGGTGTGGACATCGGTCAGGCCGTAGCCGGCAACCGTAGTCGGGTTGCTCGCAGCTGTAACCCGACCATAAGCATCGACCGTCACACTGCGATAAGTACCGGCGGCCACACCAGTGCGCCCGAAGGCCATTTCAAAGACCAGAGCCGTTACGCCCAGGGTGATGGTCGCATCCGTTACCAGCTGCCAGGCGCTATCGCCATTGAGAGTGCCGCGCTCAACCAGGACCAACAACCCCGGCGTCACTTTGCTACTGGTGTCAGCGTCGGCGCAGCGTTTCCAAACGCCGCTGGCGACGACCAAGTAAAGGCCGTTGTCCTTACCGGCGGCCTGATTTTTTACAAGCACCCGTGCCCCTGCCGTAAGCGACACACCGTCGACCGTCTGCAGACCACTGAGGGCAATGGGAGCAGTGGTAGCCGCCAGCACAGAATATTTGAAGTCCTGACGTGCCAACTCCTCGGTTACCCACTCTCGGGTCGCCAAGACAACGCTTGGGTCTATCTTGAGCTGCACGTTGCTGGCACTTGTGACCAACAAATTCAGGCGCAATACCTGCGTACGCCCAGACCCCTGACTCATCAGCGGTTTGAAGGTCGGCGGGCAGTTGGCCACCGCCACCATGTCGCCATCCGAATCATACAGAGCGATTTCGCGAATCCACTTACCGCCCACGTCGGCGGGAATGATCTGCTCAGCGATGATCACCGCCGCGTTATTGGGGTCGACCTTCAACTGATTCAGCGGCGCACGGCGCCACTCGTTCAGCAGCGCTTTTTGACTTGAGTTCGGCATGGGCAACGCCGGGTTGTCCAAGCCGGTAGGATTTCCGTCACCTACCCCCATTTGCGAAAAAGTCCAAGCAATGCCCAAGGCATCCGCGTTGGCCTGCTTGGCGGCCCCGATGTCAGTCAGGATCGCGTAAAACTGCGAAGTCTGGTCAACCATAGTTAACGTCCAGATAGTCAATTGTGTGATCACGACCGCCACGACCAATCTCGCCACTGACATCAAGGTCAACAGCCTGCGGCGGGTATACGTCGAGTGTTTCGCCGTCGAAGACGGCTGTAGCCAGGCATAACGCGCCCCTGCTTTCCAAGCTGATGGCGAGCCCCGTCATATGCCGGCTGACCGGCCGAGCGTCATCAATCAGCGCCGACAACTCGGCATACGTCTGCTCACTGATGCCCGCATCGGAAACGCCAATCTTCAAAGCGAAGGTTCCAGGCACAGCAGCCGGCTTGGCCTGCCACCACTCCTCCACTTCAATCAGGTAGCCAAACGGCTCGACCACTCGCCGAAGTGCGCCAAGGGTGCCTTTGTGGGCATGTACGAAGAACGACGAGCGAATCACCGAGCGCTTGATCGCGTCGCTCCAACTGTCGTCCCAGCGGTCGACCGACCAGGCCCAGGCGAGTTGATAGAGCAAGTGCGGCGGGCAGTTTTCGGGGCTGTAGAGCAGGCGCAAGTCGACCTT